CTCACAGCCCACGTTTGTTTTTTACGCTTCGGCTCCAATGACGGTGCCGGAGCTATCACCCCTGCGCCGGGCGTAGTGGGTAGGATTTCCAACGCCCACGAAGGAAGCGTGAGCGTGTCCACCAGCCTGGACGGCAACAACCAGAACCGCGCGTGGTTCGCGCAAACCCAGTGGGGCCTTTCGTATTGGACGGCCACAGCGAAGTATCGCACCATGAGATACATCCCGCCGCCATTGCAATGTTGCACGGGCTGCGGCGGGCCGTTGGGGGATTGCTCATGTGGGATTGGTGCAGGAATAGGTCCGGTTGGGACCGGCTGTCCTGGATACAACGGTGGAAGCTCATAAGGTTCCCCTGGGAACTGCGGGTGCGGATATGGCTGGCCGTGAAGCTGAAGCGCGCGGCGGTATGGGTTCTGGCGGACTTGGTGCCAGATCCATTTGACGAAGAAGGCCCTTTCTACGTTGAGGCTACGGTGAGCGCAGAAGATGGCAACGAAGACGGTTGAATGGAAAGGGGGCCAGGGGCTTAAGAAGTACCTGCGCAGCCTGGAAGACAAGTTGGGAAAGGGTGTCAGCGTTGAAGTTGGTTTCTTCGAGTCTGATCATTACACACCCGTTCACCCGATACGGGGCACGAAGCGGAAGCCCCTACCGGTGGCCCAGGTTGCGTTCTGGATGAACTACGGGACCACCAAAGGCTACTTTGGCCCGATTCCCGCGCGTGATTTCATGGGTGTGACGGTACGCGGCAACCAGGGCAACTGGGGCAAGGAATTGGCCAGCGTGGCGAAGGCCACCGGATTTGATACGAAGCGCACCATGGCGTTCATGGGTGAGCGCATCAAGGACCAAATGGTTACACAGATTCAGCGTTGGAGCCAACCCGCTAACGGGCCAGCGTGGTCTAAAATCAAGGGCAACAGTAAGCCCCTGGTTGACGATGGCACCATGCAGCGCGCTGTTGGCTATCAGGTAAAGGGCGTATGAATCTCCACGGTATAGTCAGCCCAGCAATTGGAACGGTCAATCCGCAACGCTTGATTCCGTACTATGCTTCCACCGGCTACACACAAAACGCAGCATTCAAACAGGTTCCGGCCTATGCGAATGCACTCAACATCCAGGCGCAGATTCAGGCGTTGACAGGTAAAGACCTGCGCCACGAAGCGTTGCAGAATATTCAGGGCCTGTTTCGTGGGGTCTACATTTACGGCAACAAACAGGGCGTTGATCGGGTAGAAGCCAAGGGCGGAGACCTATTTTGGTTCGCGGAAGTTCCCGGGGGAACTGCGCGGCTATGGAAGGTGCTGGCCGTGCTGGAGACGTGGCCCGATTGGTCCAAGGTGGCCGTGGTCCTGCAGCTTGATACTTCACCCCCAGGACCGCTGCCAACATGAGCGCCACCGTAGACATTACCCTGGACGACCTTTATACGGTCTTCGGCAATTTCCTCCAGGGCGTTATTGGCATTGACCCGAACACCAGCCAGATTGTGCCGGTAGTCCAAGGCCAGCCCAACCGCGTACCCATGCCCAGCGTCCCCTTCATGCTCATGCAGGGCATGGTCGCTGGTCGCTCCAGCACCAACCTGCACCAGTACGACCCCACGATTGTCCAGCCCGTGGGGAAGTATGGCACTGCGAAAACCATGCAGAAAACACGGGTAAAAATGCAGGTGGACTTCTACGGCCCGCAGTCTGAGAACTGGGCCACTGCCGTGTCTACCCTTCTTCGGGATGAGTACGGCTGTACCGCCCTCGCCCCCACGTGCCAGCCCCTATACTCAGATGAGCCCTTCCAGGGCGCCCTGGTCAATGGGGAAGAACAATATGAAGATCGTTGGACGCTGGTGGCTTATGTACAATACAATCCGGTTACTACCACGGCCCAGCAGTTTGCGGAAGCCCTGGTCGTCACAGTCATAAACGTAGATGAGCGTTACCAATGAGAAGCATTCCAGCCAGCGCGGACGTTGCCGTACAACCGGGCGTCCTGGGTACGGGTGGCAGTCCACTGTCCCTGAACGCAGTGTGGGGAACTGATTCCACCAGCGTTCCCATTGGCTCCGTTCCGGGGTTCCCAAATCTCCAGTCGGTCAAGGATTATTTCGGCGATAACTCGCAAGAAGCAGTCATGGCGGCAGTGTACTTCAGCGGGTTTGACAACTGCACACGGCTCCCTGGGAAACTGTATTTTGCCCAGTACAATCAGAACGCGGTGGCCGGTTACCTGCGCTCCGGATCGTTCGCGGGCGTGGCCCTGTCGGTTCTGACGGCCCTGTCTGGCACCCTGATTATGGCCGTAGATGGCCGCACTCTGACCACCCCGAACATCAATCTTTCTTCGGCTACGTCATTCAGCGATGTAGCCAACCTTATTCAGGCTGGGCTCCAAGGCACCGGCGCTACCTTCACCGGTACGGCCAGCATTACGTCCGATGTGATGACGGTCACGGCAGTGGCGAATGGCACCCTGAAAGTTGGGGACGTGGTGCATTCCGGCGCCAACTCCGCTGCCATCACCAGCTTGGGAACGGGCACCGGCGGAACCGGCACCTATAACCTTGCTACCATCCCGGATGCAGCCAGTGGCACCGTCACGGTATCCGGCCCAGGCGTCACGGTCACCTACAGCTCCCAACTGTCTGCTTTCACGGTCTTGTCGCCCACGACGGGCGCCACCAGCTCGGTTGGCTACGCCACCGGGACACTGGCTGCGGGGGTGAAGTTTCAGGCCGCCCAGGGCGCCGTGCTGAGTGTGGGAGCCATTGCGGCCACCCCGGCCAGCTTCTGGTCTCGGGTGACTATCGCTCAGCAGAATTTCATTTCAGTGGCCACCACGTTTGAGCTGGCCAAGGCAGACCAGATTGCCCTGGCCCAGGCCGTGGCGGCTGACAGCCCGCAGGGTAACGAGCGGTTCATGTATGTGGGCGAAACCACGGATGTGACCTTGGGCGCCGGTGCGGCCCCTACCAGCTTCCCGGTTCTGACGGAGAATCTGAACGGGCGCGTTGCTATCTTCTCTCAGGCCCCAGCGACGGTAATCAACCCGGATGGGACTGAGCAGACCATTGGTGACGTGTATGGCAAGGCCGCCGCGTTCATCTGCGGCATTGCGGCCAGTATCAACTGGAGCGCGGCCAACGGGCGCCCCACCTTCAAGTTCCGAAAGAACGGCCTGCTCAACCCCAGCGTTGTGGACCTGACTGTGGCGGAGAATCTTGACTCCAACGGTGGCCTGCTGGCGAACAACGGGACGTGCTATTTCTCCGGTGTCGCGACGTCCAACGCCAATTTCCAGTATCTGCGCCAGGGCGGTATCTCCGGCCAGTGGGATTGGATTGACGAGTACGTGGCCCAGGTGTACCTCAACAGCCAGTTCCAGACTGCGCTGCTCAGCTTCCTGTTGCAGGTGAATGCGGTTGGCTACAACGGCCCGGGCTTCGGTTCAATCCGTGGCGCCATGCAGGACCCGATTGATGAAGCGTTGAACAACGGCACCATTAAGAAGGGTGTTACGTTGTCTGGCGCTCAGGTCCAGGCACTCATTCAGGCCACCGGCGGTATTGACATTTCCGGCACCCTGTTCCAACAGGGTTGGTATCTGCAGATTTTGGACCCGGGCGCCACGGCACGCGGCAACCGGACGTCCCCGGCCATGACCTTCTGGTATACGGACGGCGGCGCAGTGCAGCAAATCAACCTTGCTTCCATTGATATCCAGTAAGGCAATCAACAGCCATGGCAACTCTCACCACAGCCAACAGCGTCCTTACCATTCGCTGCCCTGACGTCTTCGGTATCCCACAGGTTATCGAAGGCTTTGCGACGGAAGACGCTTTCAGCGTTCCTCAGTACGAAATTGCCCGCGCCGTGATGGGCGTGGACGCCAAGCTATCGGGTGGCTTCGTTCCGTCCGTCAAGGAACTGGATATTGTGTTGCAGGCTGACTCGCCCAGCAACGCGGTGTTCCAGCGCATTGTTCAGGTGATGACTGGGCAGCGGGAAATTGTTTACCTGTCGGCAACCATTTTGATGCCCGGCCAGAATGAGCTGTGGCAGTTCACGAAGGGAATCCTGACGAAGGTCCCGGCCCTGGCCGCCGCGAAGAAGACGGCGGAAGCGCGTACCTACCAAATCACCTGGGAAGACATTCAGCCCGCGACAGTCTAGCCGTTTTCCAACAACCATGAGGGCCGCACGCAATGGCTCGCAGAACTGAAATTGTAACGATCGACACCCCCGCCGTGGCTGCTGTTCCGGCGGCATACGATGGGGAAGGTAAGTGTATTGCCCCAGCGGTAGCTGGAAAGCCTGCTGGCCGTGACCACGGAAAAACGTTCCTGCTCACAGAAATGTCAGCGGCTGACGCTGAAGCGTGGGCGATCAAGGCACTACTGGCGCTGGCCCGTGCGGGCGTTGAAATCCCAGACGAGACTGCCGGAATGGCCGGGCTGGCAGTGGCCGGGCTCAAGGCACTCCAGTCTCTAGACTACGCCACCGTCAAACCGCTGCTGGACGAAATGTTCACCTGTGTGCAGTACCAGCACAAGCCGGGGCACTCGCCCCAGGAAGCAGGCCCGAACATTGAGGAAGTGGGGACGCGGTTGACGCTGCGTAAAGCTCTGTTCCGTCTCCACACGGGTTTTTAAGGGGCCGCAAGTACCCGGACTATGGCACCGCCTTACTGGTGGATGCGGCGGACGCTCCGCCCGGCCTGACAAACTACGTAAACGTCCCCCGGGTCATTGGGGCCTTAATATCCGGTGGCATGGCAACGCTTTGGGAATTACAGAGCGTGTATGGCATCATGGATGCG